CTTTTTCCAAAGATAGAAGTTAAACATTTAGCTGAAGCAGTATTAACATTTTTAGATGAGCTTGAAGATCTAGAGAGCATTAAGAAATTAATGATTAAGATTTCACGTGATGGTCAAGTTGATGAAGATGAAAAAGAAGATTGGCAAATGATAATGAAAACACTTGATGAAATGGTATGTGCAATTATAACTATAAAGTTTGCTAGGTAACACATTGTGATAAGAAAACATATTATGAAATGATTTATATTTACGGGGGAATGGATATGAAAGGCGATGAATTAAAGGTAACCATTATAGGATTAGAAGATAAAAAAGGCTTTGATGAGCTTATGGCAGAGTTACAAGTTGCTGCTGTTATGAAAATGTGTCCTCCAGAGCTAAGACTTCAGGTTTTAAATAATGCTCTAAAGATATTAAAAGCAAATTAACTGATTTTAAACATATTAAAGGAGAAATTCAGAAGATGAATATAATAGAAATCTTATGGAAAATAGGCTATGACGTTCTTAAAAGTGATTCTGAAAAATGTGAATACACAATAATGTATGCTCCAGAAAGAAAAAGACGTATGTGGAAGCAAATAAAAGATGGAGCTATTACAGTTGAAAATGATTTACTTAATGATATCTATACAGTAACTGTTGGAGAAGTTTGTTTTAATCAATGTGGAGATTTATATGTTGAATTTACTGATGTGAATACAAAAAAATGTATTGATTTTTATGAACATAAAAACATGAAAGAAGATGAACTTTATAAATAAAAAAAGAACCTTAATTAAAGGTTCACAAGTTTTAGGGATACGGAATGCCATCCGTATCTCCATTATAAATTGAAATGGAGGAAAAGTAAATGGTTTTAGAATTCTTAAATGATTTAAAATCAAAAGTCAGCAAAGAAGAGTTTAATATTATTTTTGCTATGACAAGAGAAGACATAAGGTTTAATAGGACAAGTTTTAATAAAAAGACTACACCTGAAGAATTTATTGAAATATGTAAAAGGTGCTGTGTTGCTTTAAGTAGATGCAGCTAAGTTTTTTAGTTAATGAAAATTACAAATAATGAAAGTGAGGCGAGACTGTGGAAAGAGATTTTAAAGGCATATGGATACCAAAAGAAATTTGGCTGAATACTCACTTAACTATGAATGAAAAATTATTTTTAGTTGAAATAGATAGCTTAGATAATGAAAAGGGATGTTTTGCGTCTAATGACTATTTTGCAGAGTTTTTTGGCTTATCTAAAAACAGGTGTAGTGAAATAATAAAATCTTTAGAGAAAAAAGGATTTTTAAGCATTTCTTATAAATACAAAGCTGGCACAAAAGCAATAGAAAATAGAATAATTAAGCTACTCGAAATATCGATAGGGGGTAATCGGAATATCGACTGCGGTGTTCGAAATATCGATAGAGGTACTCGAGATATCGACAGAGGGTATTCGGAAAACTGTGAAGATAATAATACAATACTTAATAATACAATTAATAATATAAATACTATATCTAAAGATATAGTTAGTAGCACTAAAGTGCAACCCATAATAGATAAGTGGAATGAACTTGGACTCCAAAAGCTCATATCCATAAACAAAGGCACTAACAGATATAAATTACTTCAAGCAAGGCTTAAAGAATATGGACAAGATAAAATACTTCAAGCTATAGAAAATATAAAATGCAGCAGTTTCTTAAAAGGTCAAAATAATAAGAACTGGACAGTAACCTTTGATTGGTTAGTAAAGCCAAATAATTTTATTAAGATCTTAGAAGGCAATTATGTAGACAAAGAAAATCCAGTTAAGATAGCTAAGAATAAAGAGGTGCAGCCACTCAGATTTAATAATTTCGAGCCAAGAAACTATGACTATGACAATTTAGAAAAGAAGCTGCTTGGGTGGGATAACGATGATTAAAAATAAAATGGATGAAGTTTTAGATGGCCAAATAAGCATATTTGATTTAGTGCTTAATGAAGTTAAAGAGCCTAAAAAAGAGTATGCACCAATAGTCAAAAGTCATAAAGATAAATTTGCAGAAATTATTAATCTATATAAACCAAATGCAGCAAGAATAGTTAAAAGAATATATGGAGCATTGCTTGTAGAGCTTGAAGAAAAGACACTGTACTTTAACAGTGATGGAGTAAAAGAATTGGAGTTAAGAAAAGATATAGATCTGCTTCCAGCTGATGAAATTTTATTTGTAAATCAAGATAGAAAATTAAATGATATGCAGCTTGAAAAACTTAAAGGCATGCATGTTGCAGAATATATTAAACGTAAAGGTGATGCTAATATAATAATTCAAAAGCAAGATAATACAATTGTTATAAATCCTAAAGGATGGATATTAGAATACTTACAAAAACCAAAATATCATGAAGATGAAGTATATAAAATTGAGGTTCCTAAAGAAAATATAGGCTTGCATATTTTAAGTGCAAAAACAGATATTGATGAGAAGAAAAGCACTATTAAGCCATCAACTTTTGCTCATAATGTTATAGATTTTGAGGAAAATGAACTGGTAGAAATAAAGTATAAAGGCACAAAGCATATAGGCAAGGTAGTAAGAATTTATAACAATGGTGAAACCTTAAATGTTAATTGGGATGGTAAGCAGACAGCCTTTTACTACAAAGCAGTAAAGAAGCTTAAAGAAATAAAAATGAAAAATGCTATGTAATTAATTGGTGGACAACATGAAGGAAGCCCCTAAAAAGGGGCTTATAGGTTACTGGGTAAAAGCAAAAAAAGATTATGGATAAAAGAGTAAATAAAAGAGAAATAAAGTTATAACGAAGAAGCTACATTTAATTATATGAAGACCAATTTCAAATAATTCTAAATGTTGATAAATAATTTTGCACATTAAAAAAACCCCAATTAATGGGGCCAAAATGGATTATATAAATAATATGTTAGCGAAATCATTATATTATGTGCAATTTGAAAATATTTATTCAGTTATTGTTACAGTACCAGGGCCTAATATTACAATTCTATCAACATATTTCAAAGGACCAATATTGTATTTAGGTGAGTTTTCTAATAAACGGTGTGATTCCATTACTTCTTGCTGACCATCCATTCTTATCATAAGGTTAATTCCGGCAGAAGTGTTTTGAATATTGTAGGTAGTATTCTCCATTAATTTTAAATCTCTTATATTATAAATACCTTCAGATAACTGGATATTTATTGTTCTAGCACTGACTGTTAGATTATTCATACTAAAAGATAAAAGTAAAAGCGCAGAAAGTATAATAAATATTTTTTTCATTTAATAAGCCCTCTTTCTCAATTTTAGAGTGTAAGTTAAATCGCTAAAATTAGTATGTGAAAATATAATTAGAGATATTCATTAATACCTTGTAGGACTGGAAGGCATATTAGCAGGGATTACAATTGTTAATGTTAAGGTTACTGCAAAAGATAAATAAGAAGAGAGTCAATTAAAGCTCTCTTCCTAAAAAGGAGCTATAAGGATGGGAATTATTAAAGATATAGTTGATATAGTGGTTCCAAGAGTACAAAAGAGAATGGAAGAGGAAGGACTAGATATTAAAGAAGCTTTAAATAAGGAGCTTAGGGAAATGGGATATATTCAGAAGGATGATAAAGTGGATGAGTAAATTGGAGAGTAATTTGGAATGTGTAGAAATTGTTCATAAACAAAAAGACACTACAAAGTGTCTTTTAAGCAATAAGTACTTCACCTTTCCCAATAATTGCAATTCTATAACTAGGTTCAAGAGCAAGCAAGCTATAGTTTGCTGATTTGGGTGGTAAATAAATAGATTGTATTTGACGTTGATTTTCATCAAAAAGTGCGATATAAACACTATTATCAGGTGATACATTTTGAATAGTATAACGATTTTTTTGTGCAACATTAAGATTAGACAATTGATAAATACCTTCCTTAAATGTAGTTGCCGCAAATGCTGGAATTAATGCAAGAGAATTAAAGAATAAACATATTAAAATTAATATTACTGAAATATTTCTTCTCATAATATAAGATCACCTTCCAAATTAGTAGTATTGGTGTAACTTTTTAATCGATAAATACCTCCCCATTACCAACTATAGCAATTCTGTAATCAGGCTTAAGTGGTAATAAATTATATTTTCCAGATTTGGGAGCTAGTCGTATAGCTTGGATTTGAAGTTGATTTTCATCATAAAGAAGTATATAAACACTATCTTTTTGAGATACATTTTGAACACTATAGGTATTTTCTGCTGAAAAATTAAAATCAGCTGCTTTATAGATACCCTCTTTAAAAATGTTAGCAGCAAATGTAGAGAATGTCAGATTAAATAATAAAAATATTGAAATTAAAAATATAAGTATAAATTTTTTCATAGCATAGCCACCTCAACATTTTAGAATAAACAATAAATATTAATAATTTTATTATGTGTACTTATTAAGTAAATATGCAGAATGTAGATTTGACGTGGTAGTAAATGAAAAAAAATGTTCTTTGAAAATTGAATAATGCGATATTTATAATATGTAAAACATTTTTAATTGTTAGATTTATATTTAAAAAAGGCAATATATAATATCCTAAAAATAGCAGGTAGTCAATATATACTTTGAAAATTCATAAAATTTCTACCATATGAGTTTTAATATATTCTGATAGACATTAAATAAGTTATTGTAGTTTGAATTTGCATATGATTCTAGTTATAATCATTTTTATGACATGTACAGTATTTTATGGGAGGTTTCGTATGAGTGAATTTTTGAAATTAGAGAATTTTATTGGGCATTCAGATGTAAGTTATGAAGAAGTTATAGTTCAATTTTTACAGGATAACGAAATAACGATTGATGATTTTGAGTATGTAGGGAGATGTGATTCTGAGTGCCTGGAATGTAATGCAGAAAGATTTAGTGTCTGGCGCAGAGATATAGGGGTCATTGAAGAAGAAAAAATTTTCACTTTCGATTTAGATGCCGCGGATGAAACATTAGATTTCGCTATATACTTGTGTAATAAATGCAAGAAATGGACTATTTATATTGAATAACACATTATTCTTAAATTATAAATCGATAAAATAAATAACGTATTGTAAAATCGCATTTATTCAAGAGATTGAATTTGCGATTTTTTTAATACGCAATTCTATTATTAAACGCAAAATATGCCCCATTAAGGGGCATACAATGGATTTTATAAATAATAATATAATCAACAACCAATTATATTATGTACTATTTGAAAAAAAGTATTCAAGTAATTTAATTCATGATACTAATATAAAAAATAAAGGTGTTCATAATGAACACCTATAACAATTAGAGAATGAATCATGGAAAGAAGATTCTCTAATCAATCTATCTAGATTATAACATAAAAGTATTATAAAGGATAGGTGGAAAAACATGAGCGAGAGAGTAAAAAGGGAATTAGCATTATATAGACTAAGAGAAATTGAAATTGATGATATGAAGTTGAAAGTTGAAGAATTAAAAATTGGTGAGCAGCTTGGAGCAATGAATTATGAGGAAAAAGTTCAAAGCTCAATGAAATGCAAAAATAATGATTATGTTATGAATGAAATAGAAACTTTGGAAAAGAAAATAAGGTTTAATGAAATTGCTAATAAAAGAATTGATAATGCATTAAAAAGATTAGATATAGATGAAGCTGAAGTTATACAAAAAGTATTTATAGAAAAGAAAAGTATAACACGAGCATCACAAGAGTTATTTAAATCAAGAAAAAGTATTAAAAACTCCATAGATAGGGCTTTTCAGAAGTTGAAATTAGCTTAAGAGGGTATCAGTAGGGGTAGCAGAAAAGGTATCATAAAGGTAGCAGTTAGGGTAGCAAGAAAGGTATCACAAAGGTAGCAGGAAAAGTACCTATGCAGTACTCAAAAAATATTATATACTGTATGTGGTTAAAGGAATAACCTATTGTGATTTTTAGATGACATTTTAGATTTTTAAAGCACTTATTTTTAGGTGCTTTTTTATTATGCAATTTTTTATAGGTAAGGAGGTTAAATCATGCGAAAGAAGATTGAACTAAATATTAGATTTATAGAGAATAAAGTTTTATGTGCTAAATCGCCTATAAATTGCAAAGGCTGTGTTCATAAAAGTAATTGTGAAAAATTAGAATTGTTTTATTATCCTTATACTAAAAAAGAAATAGAAGAATGTTTTAAAAATGATGAAAGGATCAGGTGAGGTGGGTGAAATAATATGGGAAGGAAAAGACCTGCTAAGCCAATTACAAATACAGAAAGGGTTCTTGATATTCAGGATTATTTAAAATATAAAAATGAACGTGATTATGTTTTATTCGTAGTTGGTATAACTACTGGATATAGAGCAGGTGATTTAGTTAAATTAAAAGCCAGAGACATAAGGGAAGCTCTTAGGAGAAGTGAATTTACTATTTTTGAAGGTAAGAAAAAGAATTCAAAAAATATTAGAGAAAAAAACAGAAAGCCAAGGACAGTTGAAGTAATACCTAAAGTTACAAAGCTCCTTAAAGAATACATTAGGGATAAAAAGGATTATGAGTATATATTTCAATCTAGGAAAGGAATTAATAAACCTATTGGAGTACAGGCTGTTAGTAATATCTTAAAAGAAGCAGGAGAATATTTTGGTTTATATGATATTTCAGCTCATAGCATGAGAAAAACTTATGCCTACAAGATCTATGTTGAAAGTGGTAAGGATATCGTAGCAGTGCAAAAGTTATTAGGCCATAGAACTACTCAGGAAACAGAATTATATATAGGATTAGATAAAGAAAAATATCATCAATATTCAAAGTCATTAAGTGATTTTGTGAGGTGATATTTTTTATTTTTGCATATGAATGTTTAATTTTCGAAGGTATTAACATTCGAGGTCAAAAAATAAAGACATATAGAAGAAGAGAAATTTAAAAATGAATGTGTGATTCTCCTATATAATCAAACATTCAAATCGAAAAACACGAACGTTCAAGGGCGACTTATTCATGTTTTTAACAATCTTTTTTAATAGATTTGGAGGATGAAATGAAAGAGGGAAATATAGTAATTGAATCAAGTGAAGTAATTAAAGATGTAATTAATAGATTAAATGATAGTAATAGAAAAATATTTTTATTTGATAGTTTTGATAATTCCAGAATAGCTATTGATGATGAATTGATTGGTATTATAATCAATTACTATAGGAGAAAAATAATATTATAATTTATAAGCAAATAAAAGGAATTTTACAGTGTAATGTCAAAATAAAACATATTAGAGCAATAGGAGGAATATATATGAGAACACAAAAGTTTGATACATTTGAGGAATATGAAGAATTTTCCAATAAAGAGCATATGAGGATTGTAGATGAATGTCCAATATGTCATACTAAGTTTAGGGTACCACAAGGATTTATAATTGCTGATAAGGAGGATCAAAAAAGATTACTAGTGACAGAATGTCCTAACAAAAAGTGTAATGGTATTTTTACAGTTAGATACGATTATGAGTGGTCTTATAATAATCAATATAAAATTTTTAAAATATCGGAGTATTTTCCATATGTGGCTCAAATAAAAATCGATGATAAAATAAAAAAATTATCTCCAAGTTTCTATAAAATATATTGTGAAGCTACAAGAGCGAAAGAACTTGGATTAAATGAAATATGCGGTGTTGGTTATCGAAAAGCGTTGGAATTTTTAATTAAAGATTATTGCATAAAGAATAACCCCGACAGGAAAGAACATATAGAAAAATTGTTTTTAGCTAATGTTATCAATACATATATTGAAAATGATAATATTAAAAATATGGCAGATAGGGCTGTCTGGATAGGGAATGATGAAACACATTATGTTAGGAAATGGGAAGGAAATGATATAAACGATTTGTTAAAACTTATTGATATCACATGTTATTGGATAGTTTATACAGAAATGACTAAAGAATTAACAGATTCTATGAGCAAGTAATTTAGTTAAAAATTTATTTATTCAGCCATCAAATTAGAGAAGAATAATTTTTTATTTCAAACAAGGCACTTACAAATGTAGGTGCTTTTTATTATACAATCAATTAAACGAGGTGGAGGAGTGAAATGGCTAGAGAGTTCGCTAGAGCTTTTTATAACAGTGTAGCGTGGAAGAAATGCAAAGCATCATATATAAAATCAGTAAATGGTTTATGTGAGAGGTGTGAGAGTCCAGGATACATTGTGCATCATAAAAAAGGCTTAACGCCTAACAACATCAATGATCCTAACATAACACTTAATCATGATAACTTAGAGTATCTATGTTTGGATTGTCATAATGCAGAGCATGACTTCAATAGAGAAAAGAAAAGTGTTACTAAGAAAGGTTACAAGTTCAATGAGAAAGGAGAACTGATTTATAATGGATGAACTAATTCAATTAAGAGATACATTTAAATCTATAGTGACTACATTAGATCAAATGATAGAGCTAGGAGAGAAAGAGAACAAAGGAGAAACTGTTGATAAAGAAAAACAAGAAAGTCTTTTAGGAAAGTTGATGTTTCAAATGGTTAAGTTAGAGAATATGAAGACTGATCTATAGCCCCCCCATGAAAACTTGCAGGGAGTGGCTTTGGGAGACCGTATAGGGTACAACAATTTTCCTCCGAACGAAATTTTGAAAATAGGAGGGGGTATATTTTTGAGCATTTCCGAACAATTAGAAAGAGATAAAAAGATAAAGCAGGAGATAAATAAAATTAAAAAGATATTTAAGGATTTCCCAAAAGATAAAACTAAAGTTCTTGAAGGGTTAATTAATGAAGCTGCATTTATGAAAGTATCACTTGAAGATACGAGAACAGATCTTATTAAAAAAGGATTGACTGAATTATTTGAACAGGGAGAACAATCTTTTAACAGGGAAAGACCAGAGGTTAAAATTTATACGACTTTCATGCAACGATATTCAGGAGTAATGAAACAATTAATTGACTTGCTGCCAGTTGAAGTTAAAAAGCAAGAAGCAGATGCACTTATGGAATTTATTAAAAAAGGTAAATTAAAATAATGAATTACATAGAGGAATACTATAACAAAATTGCATCAGGTGAAATTGTTGCATGTAAAAGAATTAAGCAAGTGTATGAAATGCTGATTGATAAATTACATAATCCAGAAAAATATTATCCATGGGTATTTGATGAAGAGTTAGGAAATAGACCAATAGAATTTATTGAAACATTTTGCAAGCAAGCTCAAGGAGAGCTTGGTGGAGCTTTGAAGTTAGAATTATTTCAGAAAGCAAAACATCAAGCAGTTTTTGGATTCGTTCATAAAGATACTAGATTTAGACAATATCAAGAGGTACTTGATATTAGAGGTCGGAAGAACGGAAAAACTACAGAGCTTGCAGCGGATGAAACTTACATGCTGGTTGGTGATGGAGAAGGATCTCCGGAATGTTATATTATAGCCACTAAATTGGATCAATCCAAAAAGGGATTTAATGAATGCTATAAAATGATTCAGCAGTCACCAGATTTAAATAAACATCTTAAGAAAAGAAAATCAGATATATATTGTCCTTTTAATTATGGAAGCCTTCAAGCCTTAGCAAGTAATTCTAATGGTCTTGATGGCTTAAATGCGCATATGGTTACTATTGATGAATTAGCAGCCATAAAGAACAGAGACATATATGATCTAATGAAGCAATCAATGAGTAGTAGAAGGCAGCCACTTTTAGATTGCATAACTACTAATGGTTTTATTAGAGGTTCAATATTTGACTCACAATATGATTATGCATGTGGTGTGCTTGATGGAAAGATAAAGGATGATAGATTTATAGCATTTATTTATGAGCTTGATGATAAGGAAGAATGGGACAAAGAAGAAATGTGGATTAAAGCTAATCCAGGATTAGGTCCAATTAAAAAGGTTGAATTTTTAAGGGATTGTGTAAATAAAGCTAAATCAGATCCAGCCTTTAAAGCTACTGTAATGGTTAAAGATTTTAACATGAAGGAAAACTCAGCATCAGCATGGTTACGTTGGGATGAGCTTAACAATGAAGCTATTTTTAATCTTAAGGAAATGGGATTCAGATATGGAATTGGATGCTTTGACTTAGCAGAAACAACAGATTTAGCATCAGCTAAAGTTTTATGTATGAGACGAGATGATCCTAAGATTTATGTTATTCAAATGTACTTTGTACCAGAAGAAAAATTAAATCAAGAAGAAACTAATAAAGAGGATGATAATGTTCCATATAAGCTATGGGAGCAGCAAGGGTTAATAAGAGTTTGTCCAGGTAATAAAGTAAATAAATATGACATGCTTGAATGGTTTAAGGAATTAAGAGATCTTTATGATATTTATATACCTTGGATTGGTTATGATCCTTGGCATGTGGATGATAGTTTGCTTCAAGCATATGAAGATGAATTTGGAAAAGATGCAATGATTCCAGTTAGACAGGGGGCTTACACATTAAGCTTTCCAATGAAGGAATTAAAAGCAGATTTAATTGCAGATAGAATTATTTATAATAATAATCCAATAGATAAATGGTGTTTATCTAATATGGAAATTAAAACTGATATAAATAACAATATTCAGCCAATAAAAGGTACTGATAATAGAAAGCGTATTGATGGAGGTGTTTCGCTTATTATTGGATATGTAGTACTTTTGGATAAAATGAGTGAATATGAAAATATGGTTTAAAAGAGAGGTGAAAATATTTGGGTCTATTTCAAAATATCTTTGGGAATAAAAGATCTCCACAGCCTACTACTAGATTTGAAATGATTACTGATTCAGGAAATGGGTTTTATGCCTGGGATGGAAATTTATATAAAAGTGATTTGGTTAGAGCAGCAATAAGACCAAAGGCACAGGCCATAGGAAAACTGAATCCTAAACATATATTAGATTTTAATGGCAACTTTAAAATTAATCCGCAGCCATATATTAGATTTATTCTTGAAGAACCTAATCCATATATGACCATGCAAATGATGTTAGAAAAGGTAACAACTCAGTTGATGCTTAACCACAATGCTTTTATTTATATTAAGCGTGATGAACTTGGATATGCAACTGAATTGTATCCAATTCCAGCAACGTCTGTGGAATTAATAGAAGGGAAAGAAGGAGATCTGTTCTTAAGATATACATTTATGACAGGTAAGAGAATGACAGTCCCTTATTCAGATATAATTCATTTAAGAAGAGATTTTAATGAAAGTGACTTTTTTGGCGATACACCACAAGAGACATTAAAGAATCTTATGGAAGTAGTAAATACTACTGATCAAGGAATGGTAAAGGCTATAAAAAATTCTATGGTTATTAAGTGGATTATGAAATTTAAATCTACTTTAAGGCCAGAAGATAGAGATATAGAAGTAAGTAAATTTGTTGACACATTCTTAAGCATTAATAAAGGAAAAGGTGTAGCAGCAACAGATCCAAGATATGATTTAGAGCAAATAAAGAATGAAAGCTATGTACCTAATGCAGCTCAAATGGATAGAGCAGTATTGAGGATATATAGCTTTTTTAATACCAATGAAAATATAATTCAAAGCAAATATACAGAAGATGAATGGAATGCTTATTATGAAGCTGAAATAGAACCTTTATCAAAGCAGCTAAGTGGAGAGTTTACAAGGCGTATATTTAGTAAAAAAGAAAGAGGATTTGGCAATTATATAATCTTTGAAGCTAACAGTCTCCAATATGCATCCATGGCAACGAAGCTTAATTTAGTTCAAATGGTGGACAGGAGTGCAATGACTCCTAATGAATGGAGAGATGTTATGAATCTTGGACCAATTGAAGGTGGAGATAAACCTTTAAGAAGGTTAGATACAACAACAGTTGGTGATGACTTGGGAGGAGGTGAAGATGTAGATGAAGGAGAAGGAAGTAAGGCAACTGACGACGGAAAAGATAGAAATTAGATCAGTTTCAGAAGGGCAAAAAAAGACTATTGGAGGTTATGCAGTAAAGTATAATTCACCAACATTAATGAGAGATAGATGGGGAGATGAATTTCTTGAGGAAATAGCTTCAGGAGCTTTTGATAAATCACTTCAAAATAGAAATCAAAAAGCATTATGGAATCATGATACTTCAAAGCCACTCGGAAGTGTCTCAGTAGGGACACTAAGGTTTAATTCAGATATGAGTGGATTAAATTATGATATTGATTTGCCTAATAATACTTATGGAAATGATGCATATGAAAGTGTACAGCGTGGAGATGTTGATGGTTCATCCTTTGGATTTAGATGTAATGATGATGTATGGTCAAAGGTTCAATATGAAGGCAAAGAAATATATAAGAGAAGTATTGTGGAAGCAGATTTATTTGAAGTAAGTCCATGTACATTCCCTGCATATGACAGCAGTGATATGTGCTGTAGGAGCTTAGAAACATTTAAGGAAAGCTTAAATCAAAAAGAAAATCTAAGAAAAAAGTTAGTTATTGAAACTTTATTATAAAAGAAGGAAGTGTTTATAAATGAAAACATTAAAAGAAATAGCATCAAGAAAAGCAGAATTAAGAACAATGTTAGAAGATCCTAAAGCAGATTTAGTAGCAATAGAAAAGGAATTAAGAGA